TATTTTAAAACCATTATGATAGAAAGGAAACGATTATGGATGTCATTAAATTAGCGGAAACATGTCACATGCGAAACCGGTCGTATTGTCGTTCGATTGGCGATAAGTCGCAACCCGATTGGTGTTTGCTTGAAGAAGACCAAAAAAAGGAATTCATCGAGTCTGTTCAACACTACATCGACAATCCCGACGAATCGCCGCCGACATGTCAATCAGAAGAAGGCAACAAGAAAAACGAATTGTTTATCGACACCATCAATGAATTTCGGGCGCAGATTCCAGTCACAAAAGAAGCCGAAAAAGAGGTCGAACCAGCGCCCGAAGATGAACCCGAAGGCGTCGAAGAAGGGTATAAACCCCCGGTAAACATCCCTGATGATGAGAACGCCCCGGAACCCGAAGGGGATTTAATAAGGAATAATACGCCCTTTTTAACAAAATGGATGGAAGTGAACAGCCAACGATATGATTTTAATGATGTTAAAGAATTATCCGGGGACGATGCGGGCTTGTTTTGAATCGGTTCCCCGCGATGCGTTAATTGAGTTTGCCAACACCTTGCGTATTGTGAAATCACATGGCGTTACGGACTCAAACAGTTGCCCGACGTGCGGGCATGTGCATAACAACGGGAATTTAAATTATAAACGGCACATGTTATTTTTAGACAGAGCCGAACAAGTCTTAGGTGATGGATGGATAGAATAGACGAATTTTCGAAAGGATTCACATGACCATCAAACAGGAAGTTATTGAATTAGCGGAAAAAAAGAAGTTCGGCCCCGCTGACAGCACCGCCGGAATCCGCATCAATGCCGACGAAAAGAAACGGATGAAAATAAAAGCGAAAAAACTTGGATTAAGTTTCAGCCAACTGGTCACAGGCATGTTCCGCTGGTTCACAAGTAAAGGAAATCTATGAACGTACCCAAACAGGGGTTTGTATTCAGAAATCGGCATGGGGTCCATCGTGTGCGGAAAGAAAGCGATGGGTGCTTTTGGCTATATCTCTATCGGTATCAGTCAGGGTGGAACGCCCTAAGACGACTGACGAACCAACAGGTCAAGCAATTCGCCCGCCGCCAGCTTCCCGACCATCAGGCTGAATTCTATTTCCAAAAAGGGGAAGAAGTGTGAAAGACATAGATGTTTCTTTTAAATATAGAGGGTGGTTATGTGAAATCGATACGATTATCGGCGGTCACAAACGGCAATTATATTGCACCAAAAGCGAAAAAAATCTTCAACTGTATTTTAAACCTAAAACATCAACTAAGGAAATCTGTAATATTGCAAAGGATATGATAAGGGCATTGTAATGAAAACAGAAGAAGCGATTTTTAACCACTGGAACTCACAGCCCGACCACGTTCATTGGCGCACACATCGCATCTTTACGCCGGGGATGGCAAACGCCGTAAAACAATGGCTGAAAGAAGGTTACACCGCCGATTATCTGTGTCAGGCTATCAATAATTACTACGAATGCCGAACGACGAAGGGGACGTGGTGGCATGATGTCTGTAAAATAAAATGGGATTTTGAAACATTTTTTAAGGGCGGCAAACGAAAAACAGAGTATAATTGGAAGCGCTTTGAAACCGAACGGTTTGAATTATGGGACGCCTATACCGACGCCCACAAACGAGTAGAGATTCAGAAACGAAGAAAACAGCAAACGCCGCCAGAAGAACAAGAGGAACGGTATGTTGACCTGCATGAAAGAACGGATTACATCAAACTGTTCGAAGAAAATCCAGACAGTCCCTTCTACCGGGCAATGGCTGAAAAGATGAAAAAATGATACTACACGCCCGAAAAATATGGCAAAAGCACCTTCAAACACTAAGAAATAAACGTCACCGCGAAATGGCGCTACGAACGGGGATGCTGTGTATGTGGAATCTGAATACTTATATCTACCGAATTGAAAAATTATTGAAAAAAATCACACAAACATAATTTGCAGGGACGCTTAACTTAAACGAAAGTGAGGTGTTACGATGGAAAATGTAAAAAATGTGTTTGGGCTGGTCGCTTTCATTTTATTTCTCTTATTTATTTTATTGTGGCTAATCGGGTGCTTAGACTATGAATCGCCTGAATGCCGATACGAAGACCATATCGAACGCTTTACTGTCAACGGAAGACCCTACGACAGCGTGGTGCTAAACGAACACGGCGGCCCTGTCCTTTCAACCGCTGATTGTGCGGTTCAATTCTGTTATCACGATGGAACCCCCATCGAAGTCGGTGGCCTTCGGGCCGAAGTTCTTAAGGAATTTGGTCAATACTATACATGGAGTGGCGAATGGTGGCCCACCGAAGAAGCCGGGGTGGGGGGCAATGGCATCACGAATGAATCGGGCTTTGCTGTATTTACGATGTGGTGTGAGTTATGGGGAACGCGAAAAACACAATCCGGCGTGACCGTGAAAGGGCGCTACACCGATATAACGGGATTATCAGCAGAATTTACGAACGCCCGCGACCCGCGAACGGGGTATAATACACTGATTCCGTGGTATGAATATACGGGGGGTCCACCTTATTATATTGGCGGTCACTATTTAAGCAAAACGCCAGCCTACCAAGCGGTCAACGCGTGGGATATAGAACCGCAAACAGCCGGTTCGTCAGTCAATAACCTACCAGCCTACCAAGCGGTCAACGCGGGGGATATAGAACCGCAAACAGCCGGTTCGTCAGTCAATAACCTATCAGAAGACGATGTATTCTTTTTAAATATGCAATCAACCGAGCCGCCTTCGGTGGGGATTGAGGTATCAGAAGCAACGTGGTGCATGCGCGCGGGTGCGGATGGATGCGGGTATTCAAAGCCCATTGCGAATCTTCATGCGCTGTCCCATTCAGACCCCAATATCATTAAGGACTATTCGACGCCCTATTTTTTAACGCTTCATGTTTTGGTTTCCGAAGCGCTGGAAGAAGATTATTTTCCCCCCGTTATACCGGCTACGCTGTCGGTTGGAACTGATTTTGAAGAAGCAATCGAATGCCGGACGGTTGCCGTTAGCGACGACCGACAGCGATTGATTGTTCAATCGGATTACATCGTCCCCATACGGGCCGACGATTATACGTTCGAATCCCCCCTTCAAGCGGTCAGAAACCGATGGACCGAAGGCGGCGACCCCAACGCGCTACTCGATGTATGGTGCGTTCTTGTCGAACAGGGACAGACAATCAATATTCAGTTCGAAAAGGACGCCGCCACATTATTATCATTTTCTGAATACTGGCTGTCGGACAACAAAAATGCCGATATTAACGAGGATGGCATTATCAATCTAATCGATGTTTTTTAAGGAATTGCCCTATGGTCGCACCGGTCATTAAAGAATGTTCAATGTGTCAATATTGTATCCGAGATGAAAATTCCGCTTGACAAGACAACCCCGATGTTGTTATCCTTGTCTGAAACCGAAAGGATACGATTATGGTATTTAGTTTTCTTGATATTTTTAGAGGTAAAAAAACCCCCAGAACTAAAAAAACACAAGCTGAATTAAAAAAAGCCGGCGTTACCAAAAAAGACCTTCCTTCTGATGTGGATAAAAAACAGGGCAAAAAAACGACGAAATTATCTGGTCAGCCAAAGCGAAAAGTCCCACCGACGACCAAAGAAAATATTGACCGCGCCTACAGAATTGCGATGATGCTGAAAAAAAAGAATAAAAAAAAGAATAAAAAATAATGCTGTGTATCTGTCCCAGTTTGAATTGCAGTGCCGAACTTCAAATCACCAAAAAAAAGGGAAGCCCCTTCTGCCGGTGTCCGAAATGCAATCAACTTTTTTATGTGCCCGCCATCAAATTTATTAAAGAGGCGTATGCCACGACAATTTCGGTGGTCTGTTGCGAACCAAAAGAAAATTAGGGGATTGTAATGGCAAATAATTTCATAACATTCGATGGCAGTACGGGATTTATCACAGTTCCAGATGATGCGGCGCTGAATTTTGGTGTAGGCGATTTTTCAATTAGTTTATGGGTGAATGATTTTGGAACAACGGGCGCAGGGTCGGCCATCGCAAAAAAAATAAATGGTATTACAGGTTGGAACATAGGGCTTGTAGGGGGAACATTCACGATTGATGTTGGGGATGGTGGTGATACGGTTTCGATTGGGACATCACTTACGCCGAACATCTGGACACACCTTGTTTTTACAGCGGATAGAAGTGGGGTTTTAAAATATTATAAAAACTTCATAACATCTGGATTTACATCTATGGTAGGCGTTGGGGGGAATATTTCAAATGGAGAAGATTTACGAATCAGTAATAATCTCGATGGAAGCTTAGATGATTTTCGGCTTCATAAATCCGTTCTTTCGGCGGCGCATGTCGAGGCAATTTACAATAACGGTCGTGGTAAAAAATACACCGGGGCGGCCGGGGAAGGGGGGGGGGCGGCGGTGGCGTGGAATATCGACGAAGGTTTAGGGACCGATATCATCGATGAAGTCGCGGCATTAACGGGCGCATTCACGGGTGGCGTATCATGGCAAACAGGAGGAGCGCCGTTTAATAAAGGTTCCGTTATTACAGGCCCGGAATTTATGGAAGAACTTGAAAAGTGGTAAAAACAGAAAAGGCCAAGGATGCCCGAAACAGCGCAACAAATAGAAAAATATACCGCTACCCCCGAAGACTTAGCGATGGTCAGCCCGGCGTATTGGTCCAGCTATGATTGGAACCCAAAACACGGTCCCTTAGTGCTTGCCAGCGGCGTCAAATTATCCTTCGAAGGACGCGAATACCTTAAAGAAGCGATGGAACTGACCATCAAGGAAAAGGTGTCGATGAAGGCTACCGGCGGTGGATTTAGTGAATGTGCGATTGTCCGTTCCCTTCACGGCATGCGCTACGGTCGCTATCCGCAGGGTGTCGGGTACTATTTCCCCACCGATACTGATATGCAGGATTATGTCAAGAGCCGCTTCGACCCGCTGATAAAAAACAATAAAGAAGCGATTGGAAAATATATCAAATCCGGCGGCAAGGGAACCGATGCGGCCAGCCTGAAACGAATCGGTAATTCAAACCTGTATATGCGGGGAACGACCATGAAGCCCGTTGGCGGTGAAGATGGCGCGCGGCAATCCACCAAAGCCACCGGCATTCAGATTGACCGCGCCGTGTGCGACGAAATAGACCAGATGGAAATGGAAATCGTCGCTAAAATCCGCAACCGCATGGGAAATGCCTCTGTCGATGGCATTAAGGGATTCTACGAATTTGAATTTCTTGGCAACCCATCCGACGAAGACCGGGGGGTGGACCTTATCTGGCAGGGTTCAGACAAACGATATTGGTATCGCTATTGTGAGTGCGGCGCGTGGACGTGTGCGGAATTAGATTTTATCAATGACCCCGAAAAATGTGTCGGTTTCTATCCCGACCAGACCGAACGCTTGAAATATAACCAGCCTATCGGATATATTCGATGTTCAGGTAATCATCCAGATTCAGGTAGTGGTTGTGGAAAACCCATCGGAATACGAAGGGGGAAATGGATGGTTACCGTCCCTTCTGTTCAAACACGCGCTGGCTGGAACTGGTCACACTTGACCAGCGAATATCACGACCCCGCAAGAATCCTACGCGATTACCGCAATCCCCCCGAAAACAACTTTGGCGATGTGATGCGATTAGACTTGGGGTTGGCCTATTCAGCCCAAGAAGACAAATTGCGGAAAACCAACGTTTACGATTGCTGTGGTAACTACGGGATTTTAGAAAAACATCGTGGACCGTGTGCAATGGGAATTGATAACGACGATAATAAACACTATATCATCGGGGGTCGTGTGGGGAACGAAAAATACGAAGCGTTCAAGATGGGACGTGTGGACGACTTCAAGGCGTGTTATGATTTGGTCGTCAAATTCAGCGTAAAAAAATGCGTAGTGGATATCCGGCCCAATAAGGATTCGGCGATGGTGTTCGCCAAAGAATGTTCAAATGTCGGATGCACCGTGTATTTGTGTGAATATACGGATTCCATGTTGTCGGACGCCGTTTTCAACGACGAAGCGGGCGTCGTTAAATGTTACCGAACTGGTATTTTCGATGCCACCCACCGTATTTTTGTCAATAATCTGATTACGATTCCGCGTCGGTGTAAGACGGTCGATGAATATGCGGTCCAATGCTGTAATTGTGTCAAGTCCAAAGAGGTCCACAAGAAGACGCATCAAGTGGTTTATCGCTATAAAAAGACCGGTCGACGCAATGACCACCTACGAAACGCCACGAATTACTTTAAGCTGGCCGCTGACAAATCAGCCACGATTCATAAGAAGGGGTTTAAACGTCAAACAAAATGTCTAAATAGTTAATACATGGCCATAGGAGATTAAATATGGCTTCCAAGACCCAAAAACACCGACAATCCGAAGAAAAGATTAAAAATGCGATTGTTTCGGGACATAGGCGGGGGATTTGTGACAAGGATGGAAATTTAACCGTCAACCCCGATGGAAGTATTATCCCGATGTATCAAAAGCGGCGTGGAAAGACCTATGTTTATCGAAATGGAAAAATGGTCGAAAAAAACTAAAAACAGAAAGGTCAGAAATGGAAAATTTAACAAAACAACAAATAATCTGAAAAATAAACGTAACCCAAAACGTAACCCGGAAATCGACCATATCACCTGTGACGACATTAGAAAGGCAGGGTCTGTGGAAGAACGTTTGACTCGTAGAATAAATGCGACACAAGGGAGAATAACCCAATTAGCTAACAAGATAAACGCTAAAAAACCAAAAAAGAAGGCTTTATGGAAAAGGTGGTTAAAAAAAATACTTGACAAAATTTACAAATTATGCGTATAGTAAAAAAAAAACGGAGTATGGATAATGAGCAAGCCGAAACCAGTCAAGCCGCCACCGCCCCCCGACCCCGTACCCACCCCTGTAACCACCCCGGAAATCGAAGACACGGCGATTAAGAAGGCGCGGCGCGGCATGGATTTTCAACGGACCCGACTGACAGGCTCTTTGACACCGAAAACTGGAAGGCGCACAACCTTTGGATAACGTATGCCTGATATAACAGCAAAACAACTGATTGCCCGATGGGAACGGGAATACGGCAAACAGGCCAACACCCGAAGCCTGTGGCAAGATACCGCCAATGTGATGTGGCCACACGCCCAAATCAACACTCAATTTACACCCGGCACAAACCGGATGAAAAAAATCTATGACACGACCCCGATGCTGGATATGCTTGAAATGGTTTCCGAGTTCAAGCAAGTTTTGATGCCCGCCGGCCAAACCTTCTTTGTGATTAAGACAGAAGGTGATATCGCTAAAAGCGACCGCGTAACACGCTATTTAAATATGCTGACCGCGATTGTTCACGATAAACTGTTTGCTTCCAACCTGTCCTTGAAACTGGACGATATTTTGATTTCCATGATTACGTTCGGGCCGGGTTGTTTATTTGTGGCGCCGTGGACAAAAAAGAAGGGCTTGAATTACAAATCCGCAAAAATCGGCTCGTATGTCATTATCGAAGACGACTTTGAAAATGTTATCGGTTCGATACACCGATTCAGGATGTCAGCGATTGACGCCTATACGACGTATAAAGAAAAAGCTGGCGCACAGGTCTTGAAGGCGGTCGGCGACAACAAAACAGCCAATGAAGAATTCTGGTTTCTGTATGAAATCATGCCGAATACGCACATCAACCCTTTAGTTTCAAAGAGTAACAATAAGAATATGCCGTACCAAGCAACGGTCGTCAACGAAAAAGACCTGTGTACCGTCGATGAAGAGGGCTTCCCTGAAAACCCCTATCCGATTGCCCGCTGGATGCGGCCTGAATACGAACGCGATGGACGTGGCATCGGAACCGAAATGCTTCCGCAAATCGATATTCTGTTTCAAATAGTTAAAGATTATACCGATTGCGGAAACCGCTGGAACCATCCCCCGCGTCAAGGCTTAGTTGATAGCGTCGAAGGGCAAGTGGATGCGCGCCCCGATGCAATGAATTGGGTAACACAAATCGACGCGATTCGTTCACTGGACACAAACTTAAACGGTAATTTCCCGTACACTGAAAAATCACTTATTAACCAAAGGGAAATCATCGACCGCGCGTTTTATAAGAACGCATTCGACCCGCTGGCTCAATTAACCGGCGACAGGCGAACACAACTGGAAATCCAAGAACGCATACGCGGAAGTATTAAAAAACTTGGGCCGCCCGTTGGACGCTATTGGTATGAATTGATGTCCCCAACTATTTCCCGTTCAACACTTGAATTGATACGAAACCGACAAGTCCCACCCCCACCCCCTGAATTGGCGGGTGTCAATTTTGGAATTGAGTATATCGGGCCGTTGGCATTAGCCCTGAAATCCGAACAGGCAAGCGGGTTGATGGAATGGGAAAACTTTGTTGAAAAAGTCAACGTCGCCTTCCCCGATTCTCATGTCGGCGATAATATTGATTGGGATGATGCCATACCGCGAATCGGATTGACCTTCGGTGTCAACGTTGAAGATATAGCCAGCGACGAAGAACGTCAGGCCAAACGCGACGCACGAGCGCAGAAACAACGCGCCCAAGAAGAACTTCAAGCGGCGATGGCGTCCAGTAAATCGTATAAAGACGCCACCGGTGCCCCCGAAGGGGGTTCACCAGCCGAAGCGTTGATGGCGGGGGCTGGATAAAATGGCCGATGAAACCGTCTACCCCGCCGAAGAAAAACAGCAGTTTATTGCAGATTGCAAGAAAATCTTTAATTCGGACGCTGGAATCAATGTTTTACGCAAATTGGCATTCTATTGTTATGAAAACAGAATTACATCGGTTGCAGATAATGTATATTTAACCTATTTCAACGAAGGCAAGAGGGCAGTAATTATTCACATTCGAGATATGATTGCGGAAAATGGACTTCCGCGACAAGAAAAGGTCATTCAAACAGACACAGAAAGGGAATAATCATGCCAGAAGAACCTACACCAACACCCGCACCAGAACCAACACCTACGCCAGAACCCACCCCCGCGCCTGCGCCAGAACCTACGCCAGAACCCACACCACCCGCTGACCCCGGTGCGATTGATTTTCACACCGTAATCGGCCCTGATGGTAAATTATTGGACGGTTGGAAGGAATCGTTACCCGAAGAACTTCGACATGAACAGGCGTTGGATATGATTGTCGATTTCCCCGGTGCGATTAAACAAACAGTCAACGCACAGAAAATGATAGGAAAAAACAAAATCGCCTTACCCGGCGAAAATGCCACCCAAGCCGAAGTTGATGCGTTTCAGGTTGCGTTAGGACGACCAGAAACCATTGAAGGGTATGAAGTTACGCTTCCAGAAGACATCAAAGAATACTTCGATGAAGGTCTGGTTAAATCCGCAAAAGAAATGGTTTTCAGCAAAGGGGGTTCACAAGACCTGTTAAATTCACTGTTTGCCTTTCGTGAACAGGAAATTCGGGCGGGGATTGCCGACGCCGAAGCCACCGAAAAGCGTGAATTCGAAGAAGCCGAACGCATTATCACCGCCCAAGCGGGCGAAGCGTTAGACGACCAAAAGCACCTTGCCGATGTTCTAATCGCCAATAATGTGCCTGAAAAGATTGATATGCCCGACGGAACCACCATCACCGGCGAAGAATACAGGGAAAAATTACTGGAAGTCTTGAACGATAACCCATTTCGACCCTATGTGTTTAATTTATTGGCAAACATCCAGCGGGAACATTTCGAACAGGGCGATGGCGTACCAGCAGGTGAAGGCGGCGCACCGGGCGCTATGACACCCCCGATGATGGGAGCGAAGGCCAATGAACTGCAAGAAACGCCGGGATACATGAACGGTGAACTGAAAAATACCAACCCAGAAAAATATAAACGCTTGACAGCAGAGATTACAGAATTGTATAATAAAATTGAAAAGGCAAAGCAAGCCGCACAAGTTTCGGGATAGCCCGCAACTACGGGTCCAGAATGACCGCCTGAAAGAAGGCCATCTATCAGATGTAAAATGAAGGAAAGGTCTTCTCGTTGAAGGTAGCCAAACCGGATAGAACAATAATTCGTTTTGGTTGCTTTTAATTAGGAGATACGATAATGCCATCATATACAGGCTCAAACCTAAATGGTGAGCAATTTTCTTCGTTCGTTCAGCACCTTTCGCAACAGAAGAATTCCCGCTTTGGTGATAAAATCCGCGTTGAAGGTGTCAGTAATGCCGAAGAAGCTTACTTTAACCTGTTTTCTGCCGAGGACGACCCCACGCAGAATTCAGAACGTCACGGCGATACGCCGTATGACGAGTATGAAGCAAACCGGCGTAAAGTCGTTCCCGTAACATGGGAAAAAGCTACAATGATTGACAAGAAGGATGCGCGTCGAATGACCATCGACCCGATGAACCCCGTTGTTCAAGCCCACGCGATGTCTTTCGCAAGAAAGAAAGACAAGGTTATTTACGCCGCGATGATTGGGGCTTCCCTTCAAGGTAAAGAAGGCGCAACATCCATTTCGTTTGCCGATGATTCTATCAGCATTAACGGTGACGGAACTGTAACAACCAAAGGAACCGCCGCTGTGAATGGAACGGAAGTTCCCATGACGCTTTCCAAGATGTTGACGATGATGACCATTTTCAATGAGGAAGACGTTGACCCGGACATTGCGAAGTATTGGGCTGTTTCCCCGAACGATATCAAGCACATGTTGAACATGACCGAAATCGCATCGATTGACTACAACACCGTCAAAGCTATCCAGCGCGGTAAAGTCGAAGACTTCATGGGCTTTATGTTCTTTTGGTGGAACTACCTGAATCTGGACGCCGTTGATGAAACCAGTAACCGAACTGTTGCGTGGGCGAAAGATGGCATGATTTATGCCACGATTGCCGACATGACAACAACCGTCGATATCCTTCCGACCAAGAAAAATTCCACTGGTGTCTATTCCGAGTATGATATCGGTGCGGTTCGGATGGAAGGTGCGAAGGTTCACGAATGTCTGAATCTTATCACCCAAACATTAACGGCAAGCGCGACCCGATAATCGGAAGTCTGCTGTTTAACTATAATGTGATTCCTTTCGGAAAGGGAAAAAAATGAGTCTTAATATTTTAGGCTACCCAGCAACCCCAATCGTGCCGAACGCAAGCCCGATGGACTTTGAGGGTTCAACGGAGTTGGGGGTTTTTACGGCTGACGCTGTTCAACGTCATGCGCTTGGCCGGTCATACGAATCTTGGGACGGTCGAAAGTGGCGCTATTCCAAAGCGGGCGGTGTTGCTTTGGTTCAGTCGTTGATGTGCCAACAGGCGGTTCAAACTTCGAAGCACATTGACGAAGTTCAAACCGCTTATGGTATGGCGGTTGGCGACAAAGACCAAATCCGTTGTCTTGTGACTACGGGTGGTATTGCCGCCAGTGAAACATTCGCCCAAGAAAACGCTTTAGCGGGCGGCTTTCTGTCATGTCATTCAGTATCACCAGCGGTAATCGGTGACTACTACATGATAGTCAAGTCCAAGATGGTCAGTGAAACACTGATTGATATTTGGCTTGATTCGCCCATTCGCAACGCTGTGGCGGCAGCGGGTCATATTACGTTGCACCCGAACAAGTATTTTCTAACCATCGTGGCGGTTGCTACAACGCTGACCGGTCGTGCGGTCGGCGTTCCGAATGTTCCCGTACCCCTCAATAATTTTTATTGGGGCCAAACAAAGGGTCCATGCACAATGATTGTGGATACCGGGGATACCATTACGATTGGTGCGAAGGTAGGTGTTCCCGCGACGAACGCTGTGGCGGGTGCATGTGGCGCCGCTACCGCGACTCTGTTCGCGTTCCCGATTTACGGAACGTGCTTGCAGGTTTCGGCTGGTGATACAACTGCGCTGATTGACCTTGAACTTGAATAAAAACTGAAACGCCGCCCTTGCCAATGGGTAGGGGCGGCGTTCCTTGTTATTCTAAGGATACGATTATGGCGATTACGCCCAACACAATCAATGTTCAGGATTTACCGACCGCTGGCGCCGATTGGAACGTGTCACTGTATTCCGCTGATTTAAGCGGGTGCGAAGAAATCAAGGCCGCTGTTGCCCGCGCGAATATTTATTTAACACGAATACAGATACGGACCGCAACCGCCTTAACCTTAACGATTGGTTCAGGTGAAACCACTGGTGCTGTCACAACCATCCATTTAGGCCCGATTCCGTTCGATGCCGCCAGTGGATTTTTTGCGATTTCATTCCCCGACAAGAAGGGGATGAAATGCACAGAAGGTTTAGCGTTGGTCATTGATGCAGATGGCGCTGGTGCAACGTGGGTTTACGCCGAAGGTCGGACGTGTAAACTATTACCATAGTAATCTTTCTGTTTTCTGTTTGGACAGTGGGCGCCGAATCTGACCGAGTTCGGCGTCTATTTATACGAGGTTGATTATGGCATATACACAAACGGAAATCGACTACATCATAGGTCCAGCCCTTGACAGGTTGGCCGCCAAGCAAGTTACGTTTGCAACTCAAACCACCGTCCAAGCATTAGCGGTCCTTCGCCATTACGACCAGACCCGCGATTCCCTGTTACGTTCCTATGTGTGGCCTTTTGCTAAAACACAAGCCGAATTATATCAAGTCAGTACGTTACTTCTTGATTCATCCCCTACTTCGGCTTGGTCGGTGGGCGATACGATTACCGGCATTACGTCGGGCGTGACCGCTGAAATTTTAACCGTTACATCCAGTACCGAATACGTCATTATTTATAAGACCGGCGATTTCACGGATGGCGAAACCATCACCAACGCCACCGTTGAACAAGTCTATTGGGAAGGAATCGAAGTTTTAAACGGGACCGAAGAAGTTTACTGGTGGGACGGTTCCAGCGCATCGCAAGTGGTTTGCGGGGCGGCTTATCCCACCGCGACCGCTGTAACCCCAAACCACAAATGGACTTATAAATATTACTTGCCCGATGATTTCTTGCGGCTTCTAAGCATCGACGAAATTGACGACACCGACTATGTGGACAAACGATTTGAACGACAGGGGCGGTACATCTTCACGGATAAGGAAACGCTGAACATCGATTACGTCCAAAAGAAAACCGACCCATCCGTATATGAAGACCTGTTTATCGAACTGTTTATTTTACAGCTTGCCGTAAAGTTGGTGAACCCCTTGGCGGGGTCGGCTTCCCAACGATTCAAAGACGAACTTCGTCAGGACTTGAAAGATGCCAAGTCGCGGGCGCGATTGGTGGCAAGCGTTGAAAATAATGTTCAGGGCCGAAACGATTGGGATAATGCCCGATTCGGTGTCGGCGTATAAGAAAGGATTATCATGGCAGATTTAAAAGAAATCGCAGTTGCGCTATTATCCACAACCACACTGGATGTTCAAACGGCGACGCAAACCACGCTTTACACCGTTCCGACAGGGAAGCGATTGGTCTTGGACCATGTTAAAGTCATCAATGGTTCGATTGCTTCGCCAACGGCGGGGCTTTCGTTCGGCCAATCGACCGCACAGACTGACTTCTTGGGCGAACAGACCATGACCAACCTTGCGGCACAATATGATTGTTGTATCTGTGCGCCAGTACCGAACGCGACGCCAGTGAAAACAAAATCCTACGCCGCAGGGATAATCATTCAGTGTGATGTCGCGACCGCCGACGCTGACGGGGCGACCGATTGTTCCGTCATGCTGTTCGGAACCCTATATGATGCGTAAGGATGCGCAATGGCTGGCGAAATCTGGATAACATGGCCCGAAGGCGCAACAATCTATGCAACCGTGCGTCGATTGTCGGATGGTTTTGTCTATGATGAAAATGCCGGGTCAGGCACGTTTGAAGCATGGAACGATGCCAACATCGCAAATTACGATGTCCCCTTAACAGACCACGATGGAAACCATTATTCGGTTGACTTTCCTGCTGGCATTGCCGCAGGCAAATACAAGGTCGATTTATTTATACAAGCTGGTGGTGCGCCAACCGATGGTGATTGGTCGCCGACTGCCGGCTGGATGGATTGGGATGGCACAGCAGAGGTTACTAACACGGATATTGTCGCTGATATTGCGGCGTTGGTGGTTGAACAGCAACGGGTCAATCAGGTCGTGCCAGTTCCCGTCCCCGTCGAAACGAAGTCAAGGATATATCTATAATGGGTAATCATGCAATCATCGGATTCAACAGCGGCGTCTTGTCGCCCAAAATCGACACGCGGTTTGATGTCGAAAAATATCAGCGCGGCTGTCGCATCCTACAGAATATGATTGCCACCAAGTACGGGTCAGCCGAAAAGCGGTCGGGCATGAAACATATTTCCGCATCCTACCAAAGCAAAACGATTGCCCGAATGCTTGGATTTATCTATAGCGCGTCGGTGGCGTACAAAATTGAAATGGTCGATAGGGCGTTTCGGTTCTATTATTCCGATGCGGTTCTGGAAGATACAACAGGCGATGAAGTCGTGATTACCACGCCCTATGAAGAAGCTGATTTATTCCAGATACAGCACGCGCAAATCGGCGACGTGATGTGGCTGGTTCATCCAAGCCAAGCACAGCGAAAATTAAGCCGAACGGACCCCTATACGTTTGAACTGGAAGAAATTGATTTTAGAAAAGGGCCGTTTCTTTTACGCAACGATTTAGTGGATTTGGCAAACCCAAGCACCGCGACGCTACGGTGTACCGTCACCGAAGCGGGTCAGTACGGGTCATTGATATCGTCGAATGCGGTCTTTCAGCAGGGACACAAAGGCGCCCTATACAAACTGGTTCATCCAAGGGCCGATACGATTATTGAACAGTCAGGCGATGGGACCAGCGATGTCTTGTCAGGCAAGGGAACGTTTACGGCGGTTTCACGCGGGACATGGACGGGAACATTTTATGTGCAACGAAGCGAAAATAATGCGGATTGGGAAAATTTCAGGTCATACAAAGGAAACGATAACAGGAATATTATCGAATCGTGGACAGAGGAAGAAGATAATGTGGATTTCAGAATTACGACCGAAGCAGGAATGGACGCGGATTTTCGGTGTGATATTTCAATCAAGGACGGTCAGGATTACGGGATTGTGAAAGTCATCGGCGTTGGGGATTCTTTCAATTCGATTATTGAAGTCTATAAAGAACTGGTATCAACCGATGCAACGACGCGGTGGGCCGAAGGCGCTTGGTCAGGCGTTCGCGGATTTCCTTCCGCAATTACATTTTATGAAGACCGCTGTGTGTATGCAGGGGCCGCGACGGGCGCCGAAGGCGACGAAGCGCAAGAAGACGACTATCCAAGTTTAATAAATCTGACGTTCTAATATGCCAACTTACAATATAGATACATTACAGAAGTTACAGGACATAGCGCCGACGCATCTGGCCGATGATTGCGTTCTGTTGAACGATATCGATGCGTCTGGTACAGCCGCATGGAATCCGATTGCGGGCCAGCCCAACGAATACAACGGGTTTATTCCCATTGGGACACAAGCCGTCCCGTTTACGGGTTCGTTTGACGGGGGGGGTTTTACGATTAGTAATCTGTACGTCAGAAGCACCGACACAACAACGACTTACCCAAGCCTGTTAGGGTTTTGCCAGCCAAGTAATACGGCGTATGAATTCAAAGATGTATCTATTTTGGACGCAACCATCATTAGTGTCGGGGTATGTGCTGGCGGCATACTGGCGGGCTATATAGGGGGGTCTGACCCCGCCAATCGGAACGTGGTTTCAAATGTTGTCACCAGCGGAACGATAACATTCAACGTCATTGGAAACGGCGGCGGCGGG